TGTGCAGCACCCTCAAATGTTTGCATATACTCAGCTGCTTCTTCTGGTGATATACCAATACTTGCAGCAAACCAGAAATAATTGTCTTTACCTGTAGTCTGAATTAGACCACGACCACAGTAACGGTAACCATCACCAGACGCTTCATCGCCGTTACCCATACGGTTGGCGTAAACACGGTTGGCAATCGCTTCCTGTTTGTTAGGCATACTCGCATATTGATTTGCAAGTTCGTCTGTAGGAAAATACTTTGGAAAAATCTTACGTAGAGTTGCCGCTTTGTAATTTAGATTCTCTTTCAATGCGGTGAATTCAGCAGACTCATGGGCACACTGAGCCAAGAACGCAGCGATACGTTGTGGTGTATCGATCTGGTAATCTGGCAATAATTGTTCTAACGCAGAATACCAATGGTCAATGTATTGATTCTTTGGTAGAATTTGTTTTAGTTGTGCTTTTGAAAGTTGCATTACTTAACCTCATCAAAAATCTTCTTTTGACTGTTGTACCAATCTATCCATGCATCAACTTTAGAAGAGCATTGGTGGTATAATGTATAATTATTTACAACTGTTTTTGCCACATCACTGAGTTTGGCCTCGTCAGATAACTTATTTAGTTCTTCACAATTTGTCTTTAATTCAACAGGTGCTTCTGGAAATTTTACGGTCACAGGAACAACAGTTGAACAACCAGTGAGTAGAATTAGTGATAATAGTGTATATTTCATTTCTCAGCCGCCTTGTTCAACACTTCAATAAATTCTTTTGGTATTGTGCATTGATTGTCATACTTGACTATTTCACGGTCAACAAATTTGACAATATCATCACCTTTTTCACGATAGTATTCTCTCTTGGTGACAAACTTGGTCACAACCGTCTGGTTTGCTTCTTTTGACTTTTCTTCTGCGACTGCAACCTTGGCTTCCATTTCTTTTACTCTTGCAATCCAAACACTCTCATTATAACTTGCACCAGACATAAAAGTTCCAATTACGACAAGTAATATGGAACCTATTTGTACTGGAGTTTTGTAAAGTGATAGACCAGGAAGAAATTTTATCAAATAGGATGCGGCATAACCAATTACACCTATTAATAAAACTGCATAAAAAAACCAATCAGGAAGCCATTTTAATATCCACATTTTTACACCTTTGGTGGTTTTCTAGAACCCATTCCCATCATTATGGGGTTGTGTGCCTTCTTTTTCTTTAGATAAACACCAGGTTCACCAGACTTACTGCCTGGTGGTTGACCCATGCCTGCAACAGCACCACTACTTGTTACGTTTGTTGGACCTGCTGATACAGCTCCAGCACCCATACCGTCTTCTTTGACGAATTGTTTAAAACGTTTCATTAGCAGTTCCATTTTCTTAGTGCTAGCGCTTTGCGAGTTGGTTTACCGTCCTTCTTCATAGGACCTTTCATACCACCCATTCTAGCACAGAAAGATTTACGGCGATTAGCTGCCTTAGAACCTTTTTTAAGTTTTGATGGAGGTGTTGTAACCGCCATCTTTAGTTTTGAACCTGGATTCTCTCTACGATATGATGCAACACCTTTGCGATTCAAACCACCCTTAGGGTCTTTACCTTCTTTACGGCGCCATGCGGCAGACTCATAAAGTTCTTCATCCGAAACGTCTTCTAGGTCTTCCCAAATTTGTTCAGGATCGATGTTATGTGTCTCTGCAATCTCCATGACCAGTTCTTCAACGATGTCAAACATTGCATCTGGATTGTGTTCTTCTTTAAGTTCACTACGCATGTAATTGGCAACAGTCATGATGTAGTCTTCTGCCAATGTAATTTTAGATTCAACCCATTCAGGTAAGTCCGTTTTGTCACCAATCAAGTCCATCATCTCTTGTGCATTGTGCATGATGGTACGTAATTGATTGATGGCCATGTATGGATCAGAGTATTCTGGATCTTTTTCTTCCATTACACCTTTCTTCTTCAATGTGTTAGGATGTGCTAGACCTTTTTTGACTTTTTCTGCCTGACTCATCTTATCAACTTGCTTGCCAAGTTTGGTATCAACATCATACCAAGTCTGTGGGTGTGGTTTTTTATTGCCTTCCGTCACATCTTCAACTTCTTCCGGTACACAATTTGGAACTGTACGTCCACCTTTTTGTTTTGTACCAACAGGATGGTATCCAGTCCAGCATGGATTACTGGTTCTCAAAGATTTCTTTTTTTCTTCTTCTCTGATTTGTTTGAAACTTTTCATATCTTCCTCAGTATATCTGCGACTTTCATGTCCACTGGAATTACGTCCGTTATTATATTCTTACCTTTAATACCTTTAACGACTTCAGGTAATATGTTTAGATACAATAAGAAAGTCTTGAGTACATCATAGTCTTTCTCATCTATTCTAAAAAACAATATTCTTGCCGTTGCTTCAACACCAAATACATTGTTCAATAATATAATGTGATTAAGTATCAACCTTTCTTTCAGGTTCTTAGTCACCTTATATCTGCGAAGGAGCCTTTTGAGATACTTAGTTCTTTTCAAGTCTCCTTCAAATTCCGACATAAGACAACTAGTGGATGTGTAACACTTAACCGCATACATCACAAAATTGTCTTCATTCAAATCATCAAACATAATGTTGGGGCAAAAGCCCCATCCTTATTATAGACCAGTGAATGCTTGTCCCCAGCTTGTATTGCCGGAGTTAGTATTGGAAGCAACTGGACTGGCCAAAGCAACCAATGTTTCATTGATGTAACGAACTGTTCCATCATTGTTGGTTTTCTTTTGGATGTGAACCCAACCTGGATTAACACTACCGAAAGCAACAGTGCTGTTTGCTAGACGAGTTGGTGTTACCAAAATTGTGTCTGCACCATATGTTTTAGTCATTGTTTTGTTTGTGTTATAAACAATAGCTTTGTCAAACTCAACGCCATAACCTGCACTTACAGTATTAAATAATGCTGTACCTAAAGTGATTGTATTACCACTTGTGGAAGCAACAGTTGTGTTAGAAGCAAAGAAACCTGGAACACCATTACCTGCTGTACCACCTGGAGTTCCAAATCCGTTTGCCCAGAAATAGACATATTGACCGGCGGTTATACCAATATTGGCTACGTTATTTAATCCACCATCATTGTAAGAAACTTGGATGATTGTATTACCTGCGGTATTGCCGGTAAGAATGTAAAGCTGAACGTTTTCTCTTGTTTCACGTTCAACATCCATTTTTGGTTTGCTGATGTGTTTGTCGTTATTTGACCATGCTGACATTTTTATATCTCCTTGAAGGGTAATCTACCTATTTATTGAATTGATTTTTTGCCTGTGTTTGTGGCAATATAGTCTGGTTGTTTGCCACGATTTTTCATCATTGGATCAATTTCAATCGTGTCTCGTTTCTCACCAGTGAGAGTAGTTCCACCTTTTAGAACCATTCGAGCATTGGTTCCTTTTTCATCATCATCGTTAACCTCTTGTTTTTTAACCACTTTTGGTGGTTTAACATTAGTACCTGGACCCTTATCGTCTTTTTCATGGTCATACATGTCTTCTTTTAATCTATGTTTTGCATAGATTTCTTTGACCATTTTGGCAGCCTTAGATTTCTTAGGTGCAACATCGTTGGTTGTATTTGCACCATCAAATGGAGATTGAGTGGCGCATTGTGGATCATTGATGTTATCTTCTTGTCTTAACCCAGTTTTTGCTGGACTATGCACAGTTTTGATTATACCATCTTGTGCAGCCTTATTCAATTGGTGTGCTCTTTTACGGGTTGGTGAATCTGAAACGTGTGAACGAATTTTTTTAACTGAAATTGGATCAGTTTCTTCTTTCACGGATGACTTTTTACCTTTTGCGGCTTCTTCTGGAGAATCATGGAATGTGGTAGTCTTGGTTGGATGTGAAGAACTGCCACCGGCAGCAAAATACTTACCAGTTTCACCATGCTTCATAATGTTGGCATGTTTGGTGCCATTTGAATGCCATGAGTGACCAACAAGTGTATGTCCTGCGCTTGTTTTAGAAGGTTTACCATGAGCCGGCTCGTAAGTTACGCCTTCATCGATAGTATCCTCTTCATAAATGCCGTGGTCACGTTTCCACTTATCAAACTCACCAGTCTTTGCTTGACCAACTCTTTGGTTTTTGCTTACATAATTGATATTGTAACCTTTAGCTTTGTAAAACTTGGATAATAAGTCTGCTCGGCGTGAGGTCACATTTTCTGGAATTTGAAGGCCGCCACCTGCACCGGTGGCAGACCATGGATCACTTGGGTCCACATTTCCTTTGGAAGGTGGTGCAGATTGTTTTGCAACACCTTTCACCACATCCTTCATTTTAGTCATGTTTCTTTTCCTCTGAAGTTCCTAGTTTGCCCATAACTTCGGTTCTAATTTTTTTAAAAGATTTGTGTGCCAATTCTTTTGCAAGTTTCATTGGTGTTCTTTCTTCTTCCTCAACATTCAACTTAACTTTGTAAGAAAGTGGTTTGTTGTGATAATCAGCAGGAACTTTTACACGACCTTTTAACGTATCAACAGTTTTGGTTTTCATGTTTTCGGTTGGATCGATATGCACATCCTCTTCTTCGCTCATTGTGCTGATACCACCAAGGTTTTCATGTTTCATTGCTTGTTTTGTAGCAGTTGCGTACATCACATTCTTAGCACGATCACCATAACGTGATTTGAATCCTGCCAAACCTTTTTTCATAGATTTGACAATCTTTTCACGCTTTTCTTTTTCACCACTAGTCATGTGGCGTTCTTCTTCCTCTTTGTGCATCTTGTCAACGTGTTTACCGACTTCTTTGTCAGCAATTTTCTTTGCTTGTGGTGGTGTTACACAATCACCTTCTTCTGTCATCTTGTGAGCAGACAAATGAGTTTCTTTTTCTTCTTCTTTCTTCAAGGCAGAAGGTTTAACCATTTTTTTAACAAGTGCTTTGTCTTCTTTCTCATCCGGATGAGATTCTTCCTTAACTGCTTTTTTGGTGTATACATCACCAGTAGAAGTTTTCTTGTGCTCATGTCCAGTCAACTCACCTTTTTTCTTAGGCAATTGGCTCATGTATTTACCTTTTAGAACGTCAAAAGGATTAGAAGATTTCTTCTCATCTTCTTCTCTAACATCAGCAGAATGACCTTTTGCAGCAGCTTTATCATCTTTTTTCTTTGCAATTTCTCCACCAATTTTTTCTGGAGGAACCATACCTTCAGAGTGGTGTTTTGCGGTCACTGGATATCTTTTACCTTGAAATTCAAAGTGGGATTGATTTGCTCTTTTAGCAGCATGTGCAGCCTTATGAAAACCAGTTTCGTCTAATTCTGGTTCTAAAAGCATCTTTTTCTTTTCATCAGCTTCCATGATTGCTCTGGTTGCATCAACCAATGATTGTGGTACTAGAGATTTAGTAAACATTATTTTGCTCCTGTTTTATTTTTGATCCAGTTGTCTGGTGTTTTTCCGTGTTTATCTTTAAAGTGATTATGTAACTCTTTACCTGTAACCTTGTGTTTCTTAGAAATAGTCAACATTAATTGATTAATTGTATCATAATCGTGGTCTTTCAATTCATTCAATCCTTTTTCCAGTTCTGCAACATGGTCTTCTTTAATCTTTTTCTTTTTAATTGTTATACCTGATTGGCCAAACTTTTCTGATGGCTTAACAAAGTCTTCCTTATTACCAGCACCACCAAGAGTGCCACCTACACCAGAATCTCCTTGACCAAAATCAAAGATTGATTCCTTAAACTTTTTCAACTTTTTATTCTTTTCTGCTAGTGGATTTGGGTTTACGTTTCTTGGTTGACCAGCAAAATTTGCAACATCATCGTTGCTAAATTCTCTTTCCTCACGGTATGTAGAATCTCCTAAACCTGAACTAGCAGCAGCACTTTGTCCTGCTGCTCTTGAGTTTGTTGTTGGTCCGATTCCACCAACGTCAGCAATCTTTGCGGAACTTAAAGACTTGTCACCAAATTTCTTTCTTTTGATTGTGTCTGCGTCTTTATTGAAGTTGTCTACTTTTGGTTCTGGTTGTTTAACTAATACAGGACCTTTATCTTCAGTATATGTGCTACCGCCACCAATTTTAGGTGTATAACCTCCATTAGGTTTGATATCACCATCTCTCACATCATCTCTACGACCTAGTTTTGCTGCAAATTGCATAACTGGACTATTGTTATCTTTCAATACATTTAAACCTTTAGATGTAAGGTTTGACTTTTGAATAGACTTTGCACCAACTTTAGATTCATAGATTTGCAAGAATTTATTTGCACTTGTGTAGTGTATTGAACCGTTGTCCAAGAATTTTGTTGTTTCTGTAAACAAGTCAGCAATATCACTAACTTTTTCTTCTAGGTCTCCAGTGTTGTCGAAGCGAGAGAAACTTTCAAACAATTCGGAAAAATGTGTAATATTCTTTTGTGCTTCTGTCCAACGGGTATGACGAATGGATTCTACCATCATTCTAGACAATAAGGTGTTTCTTTCTTGGCTCACTTGGTCTGTTGTGTCAACAAATACCATCATGGTTTTGTAACCCAATTCTTCCAATTCTTCTTTGATTTGAGAAATCTTTTCATAATCATCAGCAGGACCATTAATGATAAGTGGACCACGTTGACGAATTGCTTCCATCTTAGGATTCATAGAACGCATGGCCAATTTGTGCTTGTCGTTCATAATGTCCATAACTTGTTGGAAGTTTAATTCTACAATGTTTTGTTCTGCAATACACTCACGGATAACAACATCTTTACCAGAACCAGGACCACCAGTAACAAAGATTGCTTTACCTTGTCCACGATTGGTAGATTCATGCAATCCCATGCCTTTAGTTACATCATGAAACAATTCTGTTGCATGTTCTGGATGTTTCTGAATGTTTGTTGGTAGATTCTTTTTGAATTCTTTGAAGTTACCAGTTTTGACATGGTTACGCATGTCAGTACCTGATATACCAGGTTTACGTTCACCAGTTGATTGTTGTTCGATATGGTCAAACTTAAAGTATCCGTGACGACCTTCTACACCATTATACTTTTTCAAGAGGTGATAATTTGCTGATGCATCTTCACCGGATGCAACGATGGCGTGGGTGTAACCTTTTTTATGCATCAATGCAGCATGGTGCAATAGTCCTGGTGCTTCTTTTGTAGCAGGAACAATGTTTGCATCTGGAAAAGCACGCTTGATGTGCTTCATTTTCGTCTTAATGTCAAGTGGGTTTTTCTTGGCATCATGAGCATGTGAAGCCACAATAATGTGGTCTGCGTGGTTCTTTTTAGCCAAATCTTGAATACCTTTGACATTTTCCTCATGACCCTTAGTTGGTGGATTCATGCGGCCAATTGCCAGGACAATCGACTTGGTCTTTTCTTCTACTAATTGTCTAAAGGATTTCATCGTGGTCTTGCCAAAAAGTTAAGTCTGTTGAATTCTTGTCTATCATTTAGTTTAGAAACTTTACCTTTGTGTGTTGCAACGAAACCTTCTGGTTTAACTGATGCATCACCAACTGTATGTTCTAAGCCACCTGTATGTCTTGCTAAAACGTGAACCAAAGAATTTTTTGCTTGTTGCAAGTGATGATGCATTTTAAAGAAGTTCTCATAGTGTTGTGTATTGTTATCAATATGTTCAACGTGAGCTTTCTTTTCTGCTTCTTTTCTAGCAATCGCAGCAGGAGTTTTTACTTTAGCAATATCTTTGTCATATTTAGCTTCGATAGATTTCTTTAGTCCACCAACACTTGGTTTTTCACCAGTTCTAATAGTTTGGTTAATATGTGTCTCAATAGGACCACCAGCATTTCGGTGTGGCTCTGTGGCTGCATACATTTGTTTACCATGCAGATCATGTAGAGCTTGTGCTGATGCCAAATGGTGATGGTATTGCTCATCATCATGTTTGGACATCATAACTTTAGATGTGTCATGACCGGGTTCTCTATGATAGACATCCGGATGGTTTTTAAAACCAGACAAATCTGGATGAAAATCTGCTTTCATGTCCGCTAAGGTTTTACCATGATATTGTGTGTGCGTATAAACACCAATCTTGGCTTTACGAATCTTTTTACCTTCTTCAGACTCTTTAGGTGCAGAATAATTGATTGTGTTTGGTTTGAAGTGAACTCTACCGTCATGTTCAGTCTTATCACCATGGCCAAACATCATATCACCTTGATAAACACCAGTTTTAGGTGTAACTTTAGGTAGATGATGTAATGCGTCTTTTAGTTTAGCGACCAGACCTGGAGCATGTCCATGGTTTAATTCGATGTCTTTTTCTGAGTAATTAACTTTTGGGTTTACATTAAAAGCAGATTTGGAAGCAACAAAAAACTTACCGGTTTCTGGATGGTGACCGTATACGATACTTGGTGAACCATCGTGTTTCATAGTCAAAGTAGGATCATTTTTGCCTGCTTTGATGTGTTTCCTAACTTGATTCAATACTCCAACCGCATGGTCAAATCCTTCTGAACCACCATGGATAGCATGATCTTCCACATGCGTAATGTGTTTCAGCTTGGACTCGTCAGCTTCCTCTTTAAGTAGAGATTTAAAAGTTCTCATGTTTACCTTTAGACATTGCAATACACTATGATTGCCATGAGGGTATTTATATAACTTTTTAGTTTATAACCCTAAACTGTCGAGAGTTTGGGTTCGATACATAGTCAATAATTTTCAACTTGGCCATTGCCTGCCAACCAACCATAACAGTGAATTTTATCAAATTCTACTAGATATTCTTTTGGAATGTTGACAAAATGAGCATGTTCAAAGTCCATAAAATTGAACAAAGGTAAGTTATATTGTAGTACTTCTAGGTAATTATCAACCAAGGACGGGCAAAAAGAGAACAAACGAGTAATCAATAAGTCTGTAGCACCATGTGTTACTTGAGGCATCCAAGTTGGAATACGTTTCTTAAACACATATTTACCAAATAAGTTATCGTAATCACTTAGTTTAAACTCTGGTTCCAATATGGAACGACCAGAAATCTTAAAAATTCTTTTAACGTCTTTAAACCAAGGTTGTTGTTTTAAAAGGTGCAATGCATTAAATAACAATACACTTTCTGCCATGGCCTGTTGGCCACTACTTGAGAATTTGTTAACGTCCGGAACTCGATTCATATCCATAAAAGCATTCAAATATGGTTGAAGTTGTTTATGTTCTTCTTCCGTCAATGATGTAAGAGATGCATCAGCCAAAACAATGATTGCTTCTGGAACTCGTTTTCGGATAGATTCAACCGTCAATACTGTTTGTTTAAATCTCTGTTCGTGACTCCAAAACCTTGTATTCAGAGATTTAATTGCCGAGGTTACAAGGAATAAGTTTTTATCTGGTATAAAACTCATAAGTAATAATCCAATGTATCGGTATTACGATAAATGTTGACGGCTTCAGCTCTAGGATGTGGATTGCTGGAATCAAAATCGTTGATGATTATTCTTCTTGCATTTGGAAGACCAATAATCAATTCTTTAGATTTGAATCCTAAATTACTCAACATTGCTCTTGTGACCCACTCTTGACTTTTTTCCCTGGCGGTTGTAAATATAATCAATGATCCATTTCGTTCATATTCTAACAACCTTTCAACATTCTTTGGCAACACTTCTGGATCAGAATCATAGGAATCGATACCCACTCGTCTTTGAGCCTTAATAATTGTGCCATCAATATCACAGAAGATTACAGGTTTGTCATTGTACTTGAACCACTCTTGTGCTGTACCCACATCAACATAGTTAGATATAAGTTTCTCGGTGAAAATCTTTCCTTCGTGTAACATAACTGAAATTACATCAGAGACAAAGATTTCTTTTTCGGTTGATATAGATTCAAATGCTTTTTTGTATTCTGCAACAGATTCAAACTTATAACCACCAACACAGAACTTATTGGATACAACACGTTTCTCAATAATATCGGTAATGATGCCTTGTTCATTAGATACAACAAAACTTTTTGCTCTAAGTCGATTCAAAACTTCATGTTCCGCAATATCAGAAACACAGATATAGTTTCCTGGTGTTTTTGTGTGAGTAAAGAAACTGTCACAGTCTTTTACCAAGAACTCAGCCTCATCAGATATGCCAGCCATTTGTAAGATTTGGTAAACTGTGTCCGCTGGACCTTTTGTCAGTTCTTTGATTATGACAACTTTGACTTTACCACCAAATTGATGGTTGATAAACTTCTCAGCATCAAATGCAGAATCGTGTTCGTTGAGAATGCCAACAGTGATGTTGCAATCGGGATAATCTGCAACCGCTTTCTCCAACATCATTTTATGTTCGTAGTCAAATAGTAGATACTTCGGTTTCATGTTAGGGAAACGACTAGAAAGACCTGCTGCTGGTACAATTATTTCCATAATCTTTTTATTTCATCCATTATAAAGTTATATTCTAAATCACCTTTTGTTGTATGTAGGTACACTCTCAACAACATTAGTATTAAAAGGTAATCGTTGTTTGCTTCTGGGAAATCTTCAAATAGTTTATTTTGAATGTTGTGTAACTTAGCACCTAGTTTGGTTGGTTCTCGTCTAAGAAACCAGCGACATTCTAGGTCTTGTCTAAGTTTTGCTATGTCGAATACATAAGAATCGTATTCAATGGTTACAGGATCAATCAGTTTGAATCCGTTTATTGTATAAATGATATTCTCTAATGTCAAGTCACCAAGGTAAGATGTGTGTGGTAAAATCTTAGGTAACTTATCAATCAGTTGTTGCTTGGTAAAAGGAAATGCCTCAGTTGAGGTGTCCATCCAAGCAAGTTTCTGGTAGTATGTTTCAGTAAAGTCTTTTGCTTTGTCTACACAGATACTTTTTAGTTTTGTTAGTGTTTTGAATAAGAATTCTTCTAATTGATTGGTGTTATGTGACACCAGATAATTCTTCATGTCTAGGCCATGGAAGTATTCCATGTCAAAAGAATCACCATCAACATTATAAATTTTAGGAACAGGAAAACCAACTGCTTGTAACGGTATTAGTCTTTTCCTGTTTCTTTCTGTGTTACCAATTTTTCTTACAAATAGACCATTAGAATTTTCCATCAAATAGATTTCACTGCCTGAATGGCCACTTAACTTTTTAACTATTCTTGGTCCAGTTGTCATAATCATTACGAATCAAAGAGTGCCAAGTGCCATTGTGTGCACCAGGTGGAAATGGATTATTCATGTTAACATATACAAGATTTTCACCATGTAAGTTGTGTTCATGCAAGTTGGCACTCATCATATTTTCACCAATATATTGTGCACCAGCATCATAATACTTATCCATGTTTTGGAACGTAGACATATATTTGTCCATGGTACTTTGTGAACCAAAAGCAAACTGGTCATTACCAAAATCACGTTCAGGTACCATTCTACAATTTGGAATGTATAACTTGGTGTTATCGAGTTGTTCAAAAGGAATCTGAACATTCAATGCATAGTCTGTTCTTGTTTTTATGACCCAATCATATTCAATTCCAGAACTCATCATCAAATTACGACATTCATTTATAGAATACAATGCAGAATAGGTGAACCTTGGTGGATACTTTTGTGCGTTTGGTGTATTAGTATACTTTGTGTCAGCATCAGTAACCAAAACAGGTTCCGTTATCGTTTTAGTTGCTTCATACAATTCAATAAGTTTTTCTTCACCATCAAACTTCCAGGTATGAATGTAAACATCTACGTTATAGTGATTCAATAGATTCTTTTTGTAGTATTCGAATCCCTTTTGGAATGACCTGGCTTGGCCAGTGAAACATAATGCTATTTTCATCTTTGAAGATATACTGGAATGTTAACGATATCAAATGGTGTATTTTTAAGAAACAAGTTTCGCAATAACATCATGTGTGGACAATATCTTTGTTCCTTATGGATCTTAATATCCACCTCAGGATATTTCTTTACATTTCTTAACCAATCTTCAAACTCAGGTTCAAATTGAGTTGAATGTAGGTGTTCATAGTTGTTGTACAGGAAATAAGCATTTGCCCATTTGAAAGGCATAACAGCAAAAATATCCGAAATCAGGTTATACGATTCTTCCAATGGAGTGACAATGAATCCAACTTCTGTAAATTTGAAAGGTGGATTGAATCCTAAATCGTATCTGCAATAAGAAAGATTGTCGTATTCACTATCAATCAAACCATAAGCTTTGAATCTACTATAATTCATAGATGCATTTTTTGAAATGCTATCGATTGTTTTTGGTTTTGGATTTTTTGCAACTACTCTTTTTTCAATATCTAAAAAAACATTTTCATATTCAGAAAAATCTTCAGCCAAAATCTTTACTGGTTTCAATCGTTCTTGTATATTGTTGATTTCTCTCTCATCGGTCGACCATAAGTGACAATAGACATCCATCTCATTTGCATCAATGTATGTCTTAATGTTTTCCCATGTTTGGTCAAATGTTCTATACTGACCAGATAATACTATACAATTTTTCATTTGATCCAATACCAGACATCACATTCTGTTGTTAGAATTTCTTTACCAACCTTTGCAGCAAATTCTTTTGCGGCTCTATTGACACCTTCAATTGCTGTAAAATCATGGCCGGAAAAAATACCACCAGTTTTTAACTTGGAGTAATAGTTGGCACAATCTTTAGTTAACTGTTCATATGTGTGTAAACCATCAATGAAGATAAAATCAAATTCCTCATCAGCAAATAAAATGGATGCATCATCTGAGTTTTTATGTACCAAACTGAATCTTGGTTTAAATTTTTCCATACGATCAGACATAGTTTCAAAAACTTGTTGTCTTTCGTTCAAAGGTCTTCCATTCCAATCAACATAATTTTCATAAGGATCAACTGATACCAATTCTAGGTTCTTGTTGATATCCAATAAAAAGTGTGTTGTGTCGCCAATGTCACAACCAATTTCCAACCCTCTAACCTGGGTCATGTCTTTAATCATTTCACCAAGGCCGTAACCTGAACATTTAAACATTTTTTGCTCTCCAAAAGCCTGTGTAACTGTGTTAAAAGTAATTATATCACTCATCATGTTGTCCTATAAATAAACATTTTCGATTCATCGTCTTGTTCATACTTTTGTTGAACAAATTTTTTCCATTCTGGTACACGGTCGTATTGATGTACAATTGGGAATAACTTATCTTTATAATACACCAAACCGTCTTTTACTGTTGGTTCGTCACACAGCAAGTTTGGTCTAAAATAATTCATCTTGGTGGGATCGGCAACAGTACCAGCTTCACAAGCCCAATCAACGGTTATTTGTGCAATGTCTTTGTATGGTTGTGTGTTGATTAGAACGTTGAACACTGCTTGGTCACAGATAGGAATTGGCCTATTGATAGCATTGGTGAATATGTTGAACACCATATCTTTTACATATTCGGATGTGCCACCAAATGTTCCAACGTTATAGATTTCATTGTCTTTGAATTGTCCATAGACGTAAGGACCATATGCTTGTTTGAGGTTATCATCACCCCATGGTTCATCTTTGTATTTCAATCCTTCAGATGCAATGACAAGATTGTTTCCAAGATTTTCCATACTTTTCATTATGTCAAAAGGACTAGATTGGAAATAAACATCCTTAACGTCTGTTGTAACAACATAACGATAATTCATCCAGTTGTGACGCAAGAAGTGATAGATTGACAAGAAACGTAACACATGTGGTGGAATATTGTCCACCATCTGCATTGGTGCAACAATCACACCTTGTTCGTGCAACCATTGTAATGTTTGTTGTGAGGTATTGCCTGCAACCAAGACAACATTGGTATCTTCATCTGCAACTTCTAGAGCAGACAAGACCCAAGGTTTGAGTTGATTGATTCCGTAGTTTGTATAACCACCAATAATTAAATTCTTCATTTCAATCCTGATCTAGTTTTAATCAAATTCATAACACCATCATCGCCTTTTTGTTCTTCACGAGGAACAAACAAAGCCTTCTGTCTCTTATTATCTATGTCATCTGTTGGAATGAGATAATAGATTGCTAAACTTTTTCTGTATTGTCCTTCAGGTGCATTGATGCCTTCGGTTACACCGTGCCATGAATTTTGTGTTGTGTCAAACAATACTGCACGATTGAACTTTGGCCAAATGGACTCAACCAAAGCTTTTGGTTGTTTAGATGTTTTGTCATGTGACCATAAACCAATGTTACCACCCCATTCTTTTTTCCAGTTTGGATTTAAGTATACAATCAAATTCAGTTTACGTTTCATGTCCATTTTTGGATGTATATCATAATCTAAATGCACATTTAGATAATCTCCAGATTGATGCATATGAATGCCTCCACCATGTAGACCGTAATCCGGAACCAAATCATATTCTTCGGTCATACGTGCAAGCTTAACAACAAATGGTTCACTTACCAGATATGACAATGCCTTATAAACATTTTTGGAGAATTTGGTCCAGTTTTGAATTGTACGTTTCTTTTCAATTGCATTGTCGTATTTTGCATCAGTATTTTCATCATAACCTGGCATACCTGCAAATATATTATGTGCAACTTCCTCGGTAAAAAAATCATCAATTACAACATGATTAAAAGGTTTTGCTTTTGAGAAGTCTTCACTGATTTTATCCCAATTTTGATTGTTGATTATTTTTTCCACGGTAATTTTCCTTCATAACGAGAATTCATCACTTCGTTACCGTGTAAGAAGAATTCTGGTTTAACAGAACCTTCATTACCAGCAAGTTTGTAGTTAATTGTGTATTCACCTGTGCAATCATAATCATTAAAGTGTGTTGATAATGCATTTAGGAATACCCTATCTTGGCCCCATCCACCATGCCATGCACTCGCCAATTTTATCGCAATTTCCGTTTTAAGGCAATAACAATTAGTGTCTATGTGGTGGTAATCTTGAAAACATTTCCATTTACCTAGTGATTCACAGTCATCGTTGCAGAGATAATTACCATCTTTGTCCACAATCTTTCTTAATGAATAGGACCATTGAAGGTTTTTCTTCTTGATGTTTTCAATTTGTGAGAATACATGGTTTTTGTCCATGTAACAGTCTTGGTCGAGATATAGTACATAATCAGTATTGACTAAGTGTGTGAAAGCTGCATATACTCGATGGCCATAGAAACCATTTGCACCAACGTTGATTGGAAGATTAGCGAGTTTGACCTTATTACCATATTCACCAACGATGACCTTAACTTTTCCAAGGTGTTGTTCGCCGTCACATACAACATAACAAGTTGTCATGTATGTTTGAGAGATAACACTTTCAATTGCCTTCTTAAGGTCAGGTGTACCTGTTGTTGGTATAATCACTGTTGCTGTCATAATATAACCTTATATTTTAGAGATAAGAATAGTCACACATCATTCGAGTTGGATAACCATCACCACCCTGTGTGTCACGCATGTTTAGTTTCAATATGTAGTGACCAGTTTCAATTTCCATATCAATACGTTTACCTGTTCCTGTTTTACCTCCGTAATACACAGTACAAGATTTTGGTGTTGCAGCTTCAGTCATGTATTTTTTGTCAATCATATAGACTTCTGTTTTACCAGACAGTTTATGAACGATTGTATAACCATGGCCGACACCAGAAATTAAAAAGTCTTTAAGGTTTGTTTTTTGTTTTGATGTCATTCTTTGCCAGATATCTTCAGAGTAACCTTTCTTCAATTTACCATTAAAAATGTCACAGAAAAGTGCATCATTGATATTAAACATATCCAAAATTTTTAAACCATCAGAATTGGTTATAACGCCAGTTTTAATTTCTGCGGGTGAAAGAACGGTTCGAATGCCAGAGTTGAAGAAGGTAACTGTACCACCGGTTTTCAAACTCAAGTAAATTTCTTTTTTACCATCACAAATCAAAGTAATGTCAGTAACAACGGGCCCCAAATTGTTATCAGTTACTTGAATTTTTGATGAAATAAGAACCTTTGGTGTAAACACAAATGGTCGTTTGTTATTTAATTCTCCAACTTCTTTAACCTCTAACGTTTTACACTTTTTTAAATCGTGTAGTTCAACTATTGAGTCTACCGCTTCTTTTAATTTTGGATCAGTAATGTTTTCTCCTGCCCACCATTTTCTTAAAGCGTCTGCTAGTTGTCCTTCGTATGCATTGCCTTTGTTCTGAACTCCTCGGCCCCCAGAAGATCCATTACCAAATTTCATTGTTATATTGAAGGTTGACGTTTTTCTTTTTCTGAGAACTTCAGTCTGGATATCTTTTAGTTTAATATCTTCCTGTAATTCCCTCGATACGTTGATTTTACTTATGGCTTTGGGATCAACATTGATGGGAGTTTTAACATGTTTAAACTTATCCTTCAGTATTGCAAATACTGAAATAATATCATCAATTTTTTTCACATCGCCTTTTAACGTCTTCTTAATTTCTGTGGCTGTAGTTGGAAAGAAAGTATAAGCCATTTTGTCCTCAAATAAAGATTATTTATCTAATGATTTGAATCTCTTTTCCAGAGGTCCAAACCTCCAATTCGGTTCTCAACCGACCTTCGCCTTTCAGTGTTTCATATCGGTTTGAAGCCTTGTTTTTCCACCATTGTATAATGTTATCTAGTTCAAACTTATCATAGTTCTCCTTGTCTTTAATCAATGTATCAGTCTTACAACAAATGTAGTCTACAAAGTTGCTATATCCATAGTTAGAAATGTAGTAACGTTTCTGTTCTGTCAACTTCTTAGCGTTCTCAATCGTTTTAAGAAATGCATCACCCTCAATTGTACCTTTTAATGAGGCTTTTGTCAAGGCAATTATACGTTGTGATATCTTCAACTTCTTACTAGAAGCATTGTCTTCAACCAAAGGTCCAACTTTACTTTGAACAAAGTCACGTAAATCTGAGTAAGGTTTACCATGCATCATAGGTAGGAAATCAGATTCTGTCAAGCCTTTATAACGAATGAATGGTTTCATACCATCATACTGTGAGACTTGTTTTGAAGAACCATATAAACTTGTTGTTTCAAAGAGACACAAGTTCATTCCATACTTCTTGTTGACAATCTCACGGACTGTATGTGAAGTACAGATTGCTGCCAAGAGTTTACCGCCAAGGTAATTGAAACCAAATGGTTGACTTGGAACAATCACAAAACCCATCATAGCAGAATCGTTGAATCGTTTACCCCATTCAGGTTTCTGAGTAAACACTTGACCCAACATTTCATTTCTAGGTTTGCAGTTGATAACAGGAGAACCCAAACGAATGAATCCTAGAAACTGTTGCGTCTTTCTTTCTCTTACGGCCAAATGAATGCTTCGGCCAACAGGACGAATGTTAATGTGAGATGATGTAATTGCTAGAAGTGTTTCCCATGTTTCATTAGGAATTTCACACACTTCGATATCCATATCATTAGGATGCATAGAGAAATCGGAGAACAAATCATCTTCTGGAGGAAACAAAGATGTTGGTATTTCTTCCAGAGAGTTCAATTTTTGGTCACGCATGTATTCATCAATACGTTCAAAATTACCAAAGTAATCCTGAAAGGCATTTGCACAATGAATAGCATCTTCTTTAGTCAAAATCATACTTTAAATCCTTCAAAACCTTTTTTCTTAGGTTTCTCTCTATCACCAAATGTGTTCAATGGTTTATCTTGGCCTGCATCAACCAAACCATCTTGACCAGATTGTTCTACGTCATACAGTTTCATCTTTGCTCTATCAACACCGACTGTGAATCGTTTATACATTGTAGGATCATTATAACGATTCTTTAATTGTTTGACCATGATTTGGCCAAGTTCTTGTAAGTCTTCAGATGTAATCAAGGCGAACATCAAGTCAGCGGTTGCTGGCAAACCAAAACTCTCACTTGTGTCCTCAAGTCCTGGATCGGAACTTGTAAAACCGGATCTTGTGGTCTGAGTTGCAGAAACAATTGGGACTCCGTACTCAACGGCAAGACCTCGCAATTCTTCGGCAATTGATTTGACATAGGTATAAGAGTTAATGTTGGCTCCGGCTTTAATGCGAGAGCTACAGCATATATTAAGATAATCAATAAAGATAATATCAGGACGAAACGATTTTTTAAGATTAAGTTCATTCAATAAAGACCTAAAGTGTGTTGCGGATGCCGAAGCGGTTGGATACTCTTTGATAATCAATTTACCTGTGGTCTTGGCCTTCAGTTTCTCAACCTTCTTGTCATACATTTCTTTTGGAAGACTTGTTAAATCATCCAATGTAACATTAAGGAGGTTTGCATCAATACGTTCGGCAATCTTTTCTTCAGCCATCTCCATCGTGATGTACAAAACATTACGGCCTTGAGACATAGCACCTGCAGCAACATGACACATGAAAAGAGACTTACCCACACCAGTCCCAGCAAGAGCAATGTTGAGAGTTTTACCAGGTAACCCACCTTTAGTAATCTTGTTGAAATAGTCCAAGTCGAATGGGATTCGTTCTTCTTTTCTGTGGTAGAATTCATATCGTTCATCACTGTTCTCCAAATAATCATGACCAACTGAGGTATCAAAAGTTACGGCTAAAGCATCGGATAGAATTTTCGGAATCTGACCTTTGTCATGCGTCTTGTCTTTTCCATCGAGTATTGAAATGGAACCCAATACGGCATTGTAAATGGCCTTCTCCTGACAAAACTTTTCAGTCTTATCGGTGAGCCACTGAATTTGGGTTGTTTCTCGGTTAGAACTTTCAATTTCTTTAAGATAAGTTTCCGACTTCTCCACTTCGTCATCTGTGAGATTACGCCTTTCTTTGACGGCCAATTCAATCGCCTCAACTGATGGTGTAGTATTGTAAGTTTCTGTGAAGGACTTAATCTCATCATAAATCAACCGTTCTGTTCTATCTGTGAAGTATTCGCTCTTTAGGAAAGGAAGAACCTTTCTCAGGTATTCATCTGAGTAAATCAGGTTCTTTAAAATTGTTTGTTCAAGTCGCATAATATTCCATATAAATAGGTGTAGGTCGCCGGACTGGCATCCGCACCTACTCTAATATCTTTCAAGGAGACATCAGCATGATTATATATACAATTTACAAATGTGTCAATACAGTAAACGGTAAAGTTTATGTTGGTTTCGACAGTCAATGGCCTAATAGGCAAAAAAAGCATAAATCCAAAGCAAAACATAATTCAACATTCCATTTCCACAAAGCCATAAAAAAACATGGTTGGGAAAATTTTGAATGGTCTATTTTATATCAATCTAAAGATAGGCAACACACATTAAAAGTTATGGAACCATATTTTATAAAAGAATATGATTCATTTAAGTGGGGATACAATTCCACTTTGGGAGGAGAAGGTGTGTTTGGTTTACATAGAATACAATCAGATGATGAGAAAAAAAAGAGAAGTGATATGATGAAAGGGAATCAAATTGCAAAAAATAAAGGCAAACCATTAAGTGAAGAAAGAAAATTATTATTAAGAAAACCTAGAATTAATTGTGTTTTGCCTTTAACCGAAGAACATAAACAAAATATATCAAAATCTAAAATTGGAAAACCAAAACAAAAAATTCAATGTCCCCACTGTAATAAAATTGGTGGTTTTCCTCAAATGAAACAATGGCATTTTGATAAATGTGGAATTAATTAATCGTTTGTTCTAGTTTCATCTATAATATCCTCATCAAGGTTGGTAGTCATCAGTTCTACCAACATATCACCTGCAAATTGTTTAAAGTCGGCATCAGTCATAAGTTTTTTAGACTTAATATCTGGCGATTCTAACACATCATAAGCGAAATGTAAATGGGGGCCATCAACTTCTTCCGTTATTTTAACTTTGCCATATTTGAACACCACATCTTTGTATCTACCGCTCAGTAGTTTGATGTGGGTTATAGTTGCATCATCTTTAGGATAGATGAAGCAGTAATCGATTCCCTCAATCATTCTTCTTCCTGCATGATTGCGCCAGTTGCAATGGCATACTTGTCCGATACGTATTGTTGAAACGTTTCATCTTCAACAATAGAAGTCCAAAACTCTTTGGTGTCAGTATCTTTGATGCGATACTTTTTCTCATCTACTTCACCAGTAGTTTTGTCCACTTTAGAATACCATCCGTTTGATGGTTTGATAACGTGTCCAGATTCAAGGGCAATGTCAAGTAAGCCAGACCACTTACTAATGCCACCATCAAAAGATACAGTGATAGGGATTTTAGATTTCTCTTTAACATAACGAGACTTTTCTACGTTGATAATAAAATTGTAACCGACAATCTCGGTGCCTTCTTTTTCTTGCTGGCGACCCAAGATGAAAATGTTATCAGCAGAGTAATATGAACCTGTACCGCCACCAACAATATCTTTAGGGAACATGCCAATTTCTTTGTATGTGTGATTCACAACAATCATTGGAATATCTTTCAACGACAAGTGTGGTGTTACCATACGGAACAAACTCTTGACTTGTTTTGCTCGTGACATATCGGCCACAGATTTCTCAGACAAGGCATCTTCAACTTCTTTCTTAGATGCCAAGTTACCGATAGAATCAATAACAATGATGAGGTGTTCACCACGTTCCAATTCAGTCAATTGCTTCATTACGTCAAACTTTAGTTGTTCAATATCAGTAAGAGGAGTATGTAAAACTCTATCAGTATCGATGCCGAAACTATCAAAATAAGACTGAGGCGTTCCAAATTCGCTGTCGTAAAAAAGTAATGCGGCGTCTTCATATTTGTCCAGATAAGATTTTGCCATCAAAAGTGAGAAAGCAGTCTTAAAGTGTTTTGATGGACCTGCCCACATTGTAAGACCTGGTGTTAGACCGCCATTCAAACTGCCAGATAGAGCAATGTTGACTGCTGGTATTGCCGTTGGAATCATGTCCTTCTGTGTGAAGAACTTTGATTTGGATAGAATAGCAGAGTCTTTAATGCTACTATTCTTTTTGATTTTATCTAAAATACTCATATTGTTCCTTAACTAAAAAAATCATCAAGTGTGCTTTGCTTCTCAGTTGTCCAACCGATACAATCTAGGATAACTTTAATCGGTTCTACAAAAGTCTTGTCGAACTGTGTATCATAATCGATAAATTTGGTAATGTCAAACTCTTTTGGTAAACGAGAAGGATAAGAGATAACAGTATCTTTGAAAGGATTAGGTTTCTTAAGATAGGAGAACTTAATCTTCTCGCCTTCCTGAATCTTGGGATACTTCTTTGTGAGTCCCATCTTTTCCAGATTGTGATTATAAATTATTGCACCCTTTACATGTATTGGTGTTCCCATTTTATATAGTGTGACTGCATCCGCATACTTTGCAAGACCATTGATACCACGAGGAAAAGATACTTCTTCAACAGGCAGGTTCTTGAATTCTTCACGGAACTCTTGAATGAACTTGTGCATATCGTGTTCAGAACCACCAATCATGATGTTGATAGATTCTTTCATCTTTGTACGAACTGCCGCAGGAGTTGAAGACTTAATCATTTCAAGACCCATAACTTTCAGGTCAGGTTCATTGTAACGAACACCTTCATTGTCATACACGTTCATGATGTAACGTTTCTTGGCAGTCCAGATACCTTTGTCGGCCAAACATTCACGTTTCATTTGCATCTTTTGTGCATATGCGTTCACATAATTGGCCAATTCTTGATATGACTTGTCAATGAACGGTTGAATCTTCTGTTCACAAACACGATCCATGAAATCAATCACTTTAGACTTCGGCAGACCAACAGTACCACCTGCACCATAAACACTATTCACCAGAGGTCCAAGTTTCATATAGATTGAATCTGTATCAGAAGCAATCACATAATCCACACCAGAAGTCTGTAGAATTTTGTTCATGTATTCGTTGAGTTTGTTTTCGATCCACCGAATAGACAACTTACCAGCAGAAGTGACCCCAAGAGCCATTCTGAGATCATAAAAGCGGAAATACTGGCTACCAAGAGCGCCATAAGCAGAGTTAAGAGAAACCTTCTTTGCAAGTTGTAGATTATTGAATCGTGCAATTCGTTTTTCGATGTCATACTTTTTGGTTGAGTCTTTTTCATTCTCATACTCCTGTTTTGCGGCCAACATCATCTTCTTAAACTTCTTACGGTCTTCATACATTTCAGCCATCATCTTAGGCAAGAAACCCTGAAAGTCAGTACGGAAGAATTGACCATTCGGAGTCATGGTGACTTTATCTGGCATATTTGATAGATTAACTGTCTTAACAAGTAATTTATCAACGGTTACGCCTTGTGATAGAATCTCACGCATTTCATCCGTGTAGTCTTCTGGCTCAATCAGTGTTTCAGGACTGATATTGTATTGCATCATCAAGTGAGGATACAAACTGTTCAAGTCAAATGATGCAACCCATTCATGTAGACCAACTTGAGGGTCTTTAACATATGCACCTTCAAAGGCAGAGTCTTTGTCTTGTACTTCACGTGGAGGTACAACAATGTTATCTTGCATCAGACGGTTGTAAGTCAATGCATCCCACATACGAGTTTGTGCAAACACATCTTCATAGTTGCACTTGGT